TCCTCATGTTTTAGACGTGTCAATATCATTTAAGCCTATACACAGCATTTTACCTCAGAGGGCCACTTTTGATATAAGTAAAACTGAGACATCTGTTAATCTAGAAGATAGTACAAATACTGTAAATACAATTGGCAATATAATAGCTCAACCTCTTATAGGAAATAGCAAAAATGCATTTATATCAACAGCTTACACAAATGTAATTTCTTCAGATAGACAATCAAGTCTACAGATACAAGGACAAGGTACATTTGGAAATACACCACCACTATTTTCAACACCAACTCCAACAGCACCTCCAATTCAACCAAATAATTTTGGAACAGGACCAGGAAGTACTCAATATAATGGACCAGATTATTATCAAATAACTTCTGTATCAAATAATACCACAGTAGCATGATAAACAGATATCAAAACATATCCACTACAAAGAATATTCCAACTGCACCACCATTTTATGTGAACGCTATATACCCAGATATCCCACTGTCTAATAACGATAGCTATGTCATCACAACTTTAGGAGATAGGTTGGATCTAATGGCCTTAGACTTTTACGGAGACATTGGATATTGGTGGGTGATAGCATCAGCAAATGCACTTCCAGGAGACAGTCTGTTTCCTCCTATAGGGATGCAATTAAGATTACCAGTAGATCTGCAATCAATAATAAGCAATTATAACCAAGTAAACAGAGTTAGATAGTTATGTCAATGAACCAAGAATTAGAAAAGATATGTAATATTGCGGGGTATCCTATATATCCATGGGCTGCTTATCAATTGAAAATACGCAGCAAAAATGGGTCTCTAGAAACTCGCAATGATGATAATCTCTTATATCTTGCTAATAAAGGAGCTTGGGTTAGAGTCGTATCCTCTGTTAACCTTGAGTCTAATTTAATGGAGTATTTCAATAAAAATCTTAGTCTTGGAATAGATACACAACGGAGACTTGCAGAAAATTATGTGCTATATGGAGGTACTTCTACATATGCGTTTGAGAGTAATCAACTAAATATACCTCAATTTGAGGTATTACCTCAATATAACATAAGTAATCTAGAAGTTGGAGATTTAGGTAATGTAAAAGGTTCTGGCATGAATTTAAGATCTGGAATAGGCAACAACGGTTCTTATAATCTACTCGGAGACAAAGAAATACAAGACTACGGCTACAAACCAATGCCAGGTATCACTTCAGTTACAATAGAAGCTACTGGTAGGATGGGATCTCTTAGACAAGCAACAGTCAATTTCAAAGTATGGGATAAGTACCAGCTAGATGTGATGGATGCTCTATACTTTAGGCCAGGTTTCACAGTGCTCATAGAATACGGTCATGCAAAATACTACGACAATCAAGGAAAACTCCAGTCATCAGAGCAGTTTATGCTGGATCCATTTTTAGCAAAACTAACAAAGGAAGACATAAACCTAAAGCTGTCTACAAACATAAGAAAGTCTTATGGGAATTACGGCGGGATGTTAGGCATAGTCACATCATTTAATTTTTCAATGACTCAAGAAGGTGGATATGATTGTACTATAAAAGCAATGTCTTTAGGTGCTGTAATGGGTAATTATCCTATCAATCACACGTCAACTCTATCTAATATCTACTATAGACAATTGAAGATGTATTTGGATTCAGAGAGAAATGAGGCTGAGATAAAGGCGAGAGATGAATATAAACAAAACTTAGAAAAGTTAATTGCTGAAGCAAATTTAGTTTTAAATAGATCTACTGATTTATGGGCAAAATTAAAAATAGATGACCCATTCAGTACATTATTATATAATACTAAAAATATTAGCCCTTTTAATGAAAATATAGTTACTATATCAAATGTAAGTCAAGGATCTCTAATACCAGTTACTGGTACTTCAACAATTGAACAAGCGCCATATAGAACTACTTCAACTCTCAATCAATTTGATCAAAATACTGTAGGATTAGCTATTGTATTCCACGGTGGAATACTACCAGATGGTACATCTGTATCTGATAGGATAAATATAGATGTACCATATTACACTAGTAGAGTAAATACAGAAGTATCTAATTTTACTGGATCTCATGATATTAGTAAGTATTCAACTAATCCACTATTAGCATATTATATCCCAGATGAAATAATATATTTTGATAAATTGCCAATATTATCTCCACGTTCTGTGCTTAATTTAAAATATATAGCTAGTCAAAAGAGTATTCAATCACAAGATAATTCAACATATGTAACATTAAATATAGATTATATAAATGGATTATTAAATGGAAATAATAGTAATATCAAACTATTAAATCGAATAAATATAAGCGCAGATACTCTTGTAGATAAATTAATATTAGCTCCAGATGATAATTCTAGAATTGTAGTCGATGTTATATCAACAAATAATTATGCAACTATATCATATAAAGATTCTATATCTGGAATAATTTATCAATTTACTATATCATGGCCAAAATCTGAAAAACCACCATATAATTATATAAATGATAATACAAGTACTGCAAAATCTTTTTATAATAATTCAAATACTAGATATACTATTGATTCTATAAACGTCAATATAAATAATAATAGTAGTATAGTTTTATCTGTAGAAAATAATCCAGATTATAAGATATATTTAGGCAATGTTAATAATTTTGCAGATCTTTATCTAATATCATCAATAAGCGGGGATCAAAGTTTACAGCTTAATAAAACTTATCAAAATTATCTTAATGCAAATGCCGAAGCTGAAAAACAAGTAAAAGATGTGATAAGTCAAAAAGAACAACAGATAGCTAACGACTACAATACTGAACAACTCAAAGCAACTACGGATTCTGAATCTACATTAGAGCTTATGCTGCGTTCTATATTATTATTTGGCATAAATAATTTAGAAGGAAAAAATATAGATTATTCCACTTTTATAAAAGATCTCTTCTCTGAAGGTGCATATAGTGCAATATTTAGTGGAGATATCCCAGGAAAACCAGACTATTCTAAATATAATCCTGCATTATTTCAAAAATATATAGATGGCTCTTTAACTCCACAAGAAAGACTCGATACTAATTTCAGATATGGGAATAACTTTTATCTCATGTCTGGGGAAAATGCATATAAGAATGACAGCAATGGTGCTTTTGCACTTAAGAATCAACTAAGAGATGAAAGTTGTTTTAGTCTTACGCAACAAGCTAATACATTTGTTCCACAAGTCAACTTTAAAGAATTATTTAAGATCGTTCCTATTACATATGGAGAATCATCAGACCTAGAGGTAAATAAAAAGCCACAATTGTCTGTATTCATAAACCTGGGACTATTCTTCTTAATGCTTAATCATACTGGGATACTATATAACGCAGATACACAAAAGACAATAGAACGTGGAGATGTCATAACTCCCATGACCTATATAGACTTTAATCCAGAAACAAACTTTTATCTTAGTAGCATAAACCAAATATCAGTAGATCCTTATAAGTTCTTAGTACCGTATAATGGAACAGCCCAAGATTATCTAAAGATGTTTGATGCAGATCTAGTAAAGGATGGTAAAAGTATAAAAGCCACATCTCCACAAAAAGATCAAAATTCTACAGCGGATCCTATACAACCAACACCCTTATTTAATTTTGATAATGATAGACTAAGCGGTAATTTACCTCAGCAAAAGAAGGCGATGGATGGTAAATCAAATGGATACGTAGGAAAGCTAATGTACGTAATGGTAGATGTAAATTATCTTCTTGAGGTTATAAAGAATTTAAAGAATGGCAGCGATACCAATGAAGTATATTTCCAGACTACTATAGAACAGATACTTACAGACTTGAATAAAAGTATGGGTAACTATAATGCGTTTAGATTATCTTACAATGATAGCTCTAATTGCTTTGTAATAACCGATGATCAAATACAATCAAAACCAGACTCTCAAGCCGGCAGCGTTCAGACAGAGATGATAGAAGATTTTACTACTTTTGAGATCCCCATATACGGTAAAAAATCTATAGCGAGGGCTTTTGAATTACGTACAGACATAAGCTCAAGATTAGCAAGTATGATAGCAATAGCTTCTAATCCAGGTGCAACATCAAACCAAGTTAAAACAGCAAAGAATACATCTGACTTTGGGGTATATAATACAGGATCTTTTGATAGATATATTCCGATGAAAACAGATAGCGCGGCAACATCTGGATCCGCTACGTCTAATGTACCAGCTGCAGAATTAGCGTCAAATTTCAATAACGTTGTCAAGAGCATCTATAGTGTTACTCGTGAGAATTCTAATAGTAAAGACCCCACAATACCTCAGGGTCTTTTTATATCGAAGGAATCCATAGAAAGAGCAAGAACTTACTATATAGATAGGATGGCAAAGATAAAGAATGATCAAGCTGGTTCAATACATGCGATGATTATTCCTCTTAAGTCAAGTATTACTATGGATGGTATGGCTGGATTGTATCCTTTCCAGTTATATACGATAGATGAGAAAATACTTCCATATCGGTATAATTCATATAATCTCAATAATAAGAGAGTAGCTTTCTCTATAGCAAGGATGACACATACGATCTCTAATAATGAATGGACAACTTCTCTTGAAGGATTCATGACACTGCTTAGAAATCCTACAGATGATCAAAATAATGTAAAGGAAGTTACTCCTACAACAACGAATCTTGCAGATAAAAATTTGGCATTTGGAAATACTGGATTAAATCAAGCTCCAATTAATACATCTAAATCACAAACCCTCACGCCTACATTTTTACGATCTGTAGATCAAATATGTAGTACTATAGGCTGTAAAAAAGACGATATGATAAGAGTGATGTATGCTGAATCAAAATTAAATCCTAATGCTTTTAATGATAAAACAAATGCGTATGGACTGATACAGTTTACTCCAATCACATATCCTACTATAGGGGTAAATAGCTATACAGATATACCATCAGACTCAATTAAGCAACTTCCGTATGTTTTAAAATATTTTCAGGGTATTAGTCCAAGTCGCAACTCTTATGCTAATTTATATGAACTTTATGGAGCTGTGTTTTTACCTGGCATATTAACTCCATCCAATTTACAAAATGATAATGCTCCACTAGGAATTCCAGGACGATCAGCAGAAAAAATATCATCGCAAAATCCAGATATAGCAACCGCAGCAGGCAAAACCTCAGGAACTCCATTAACGATAGGAGACTTTAAAACATATGTTAATCAGATAAGCTATTATATATAACCAATGGCACTAAGATACTATCCATCATTTAGGACTCAAACTAATCAAAGCACAACAGGTGGAGACTATACTGTTAATGGTCAACCTTATGCAGGAAAATTTTATCTTACATACGACGGTAAAGCATACTCAGGAGCAGACCCTCTAACAGGACCAAATCAACTATTGACTCCAACAAATCAATATGAGAATGCCCCAGCGCTATCTAATAAGTCTCTTCCAGCTGCACTGATAAACGCTTTAGCAAAAACCACTCCAGGAAACAAGACGATAGCAAAGACACCTCAACAGCAAAGTCAAGCTCCAAACTTAAATGGACCAACTCCATATTATCCATATCCTTTACAGAGTGATTATGATCGGGGTTATATTATAAGATATTTTGTGAAGAAGGTCAATACAGCCGGATACGTTATTGAAATATCACAAGACGAGTACGTAAATATACAGAATGGGACTGCGCCATATGATATCTCTATGTACATGACTGGACAAGTATTTTGGAAGCTCACAGGTCCTTTAAATTCAGTAAGGATATCTCAATATGATACTAGAGAGGGCATAATTCAATGTAATCAAAGATTGACTGAGGATCTAAATAAGACATTCCTCGGGATAACAGATTTCATCGGAGGAGATTATACTAAGTGGGCACGACCTACGACTTAGGAGATAGATTACAAAAGTTCAACATTATGCTGTACATTCATTAAAAGGTTATGTATTTTATAATTGAAACATCAGAGCAGCTCTCAAAGCTCTCTCCAAGTGATTCATGCTTCATTCAAGTAGTATCATCATCAGACAGGTATCATCCTAGGCTATCCAGATGCTCACTGGTCTACTATAATGATGGAGCCAAAGGTTACATACTCCCCGTAAACCACAGCGAAGGATTCAGTCTAGAAATAGCTCAGATTCAGTCTTTCATAAACTCACATAAGAAAGTATACCTACTCGATAGAAAATACCATTCATATTTCCTCCAAATTGATAATGCAATAGATCTCAATTTCATAAGGATGGATCAAGGTATAGAAGCTTCAAAGCTCGAGTGTGATACCCTGGTCCATAGAGATTTTTACATGAGGATGGGATTGATGCCTAACTTAAATGAGATCATACCAATAACAAAGCATTATGAAAGATGCCAGTGTCTTTATAATAAGGTTGAGTCCCTATTTGACCTTGAGAATGATCACAGCGTATTGGACAGAGCTTCAGAGGCATATGGGTGGGTAGAAAAGCAGGGCATAGCAATTAATGAGGATCTCTTAGATGATGCGTATACTGTCCAGTCAAAGAGTAGCTTTATAAAAGACGGACTGATATACTCATACTATAATATGTATAATACTACAGGCAGACCTACCAACTCTTTCAATGGAGTGAATTTTGTAGCAGTACCAAAAACTGAGAAATTTAGACAGTGTTTCGTTCCAAGACACGACTACTTTATTGAATTCGATTTCGACGCATATCACCTCAGACTCATAGCACAGCAGATAGGACACGAGTTTGAAGATCAAGACCAGTCGATACACGCGCAGTTGGGCAGGATATACTTTGGCAAGGAAGAGCTGACAGAAGAGGAGTATCATAAATCAAAGGAGATCACATTTAAGCAGTTGTACGGAGGGATAGAAGATCAGTATAAGGAGTTTCCCTTCTTCTCAAAGCTTGGAGACTTCATAGACGAGATCTGGAAGAGGTACAAGAGAGACGGTTCATTGATACTTCCAACAGGGACATTGCTCAGAAAGAATCCAGAGATGAATAAGCTTAAGCTTTTTAATTACTGGGTGCAGAATCTTGAGACTAAGAATAATGTACAGAAGATAGAGAGACTTAGGGAGTACATGTCAGGAAAGACAAGCCAGCTGGTGCTGATAACATATGACGCTTTCTTATTCGACTATTCTATAGATGATGGCAAAGAGTTCTTGATCAGAGTCAAGCAGATTCTCGAGGATAGAGGATTCAAAGTCAAGCACAAACATTCAAAGGACTACTTTTTCAAATAAACCCAATATTTATTAATATCATGATAAAATTAATTTCTTTTTTAAAAGAGGACAACAAGATATTAGTCCCAAGACGTTCTCCTGAAGAACGCCAAAAGAACTATGC